GAGAACCGTGACTACTTCGCAGCCAATGCTTTGGTTGTGAGGGGCTTGCTCTATACAATGGGCGAGATGCGGTGCAAGAATATGTGGGTTCAGGCTAAGATTGGAGACTTGAACGCTTCCTAAATTTTCTGGGGGTGGGAGCCTGATGGCTTCCACCCCCTTTTTGGAGTGACTTTGAGAATTAATAGACCTAAGCACCCTACGTTAATCCGGTATGATGATAATGATGAACCTCTAGATCATTACGAACCAACTACTCTACCTAAGTTTGGTACTAACAACCCTATTACTGTATTGAGGAAAGTGCAACATGACACCAAAGAACAACCGGAAGAAGTTGTTGAATGACGATGAGTTAGATGTTAAAGTTGCAGTCTATATGGAACGTCTGGATGCTTATATCGAGACTTCCACACAATTAAATAGGACACTAGTTGCTGGATTAGAAAGAGTCAACGATGAATTAGATGAACTTAAACAATGGCGTACTAAATTTTATGGTGCGAAAGCTTTAACTATGATGCTCTTTGCCATGTTTGCTCATGCAGGAGTAGTCTTAGCTGCGGTAGTTGGCATTTTAAGTTGGTATTCCAAATCCCCAAACTAACATTAGGAGTCTTGCATGGCTAATGAACGACACAATGATGCACGGGAATGGGAGATAGATTCATCTACTCGTCAATCTGTCCATCCGTACACAAAATATTCCCCTTTCAGGAGCGCAACTGCTACTACGGCAGCTAATTTATTGACTGTTGATAGAGGAGAAATTGCTGTAAACTGGGTGCTTAACCCTCGACTAGAAGTTAACGCTACTGGTTACACTGCCACTGGTTCAGCTATCGCTAGAGATACAGGACAACAAGCTACTGGTGCAGCTTCCCTCCTCACCAATCCAGCCAACTCTGCTGCGGGTGAGGGTTTTTATTGGGAGTCTCCCAACATTGGGTTTAATGTCAATCCGCAACATCTCACTGTACAATGCGAAGTTCGTGGCGCATCGGCATCGGGCAGTGTTAAGATTCAAATTACTGATACGGATGGGGTTGAATTAGCCACCTCCGCTAACACTAACCTAACTACTAGCTTTGCACAGATTACTGCATCTTATACAGTATCGGGGAGTACCGCAGCAGCCGCCTATAGAATCTATGTAGTGAGTGCTGCTCAACATGACATTAACTGGTATACTGATAAGATAATGTTTGAAGTACGGGAAGATACTAATGCGGTGTCTACGTATGTAGACGGGGCGTTGGGTTTGAATTACGAATGGTCGGGAACGGCTGACACCTCTACGTCTAGGAAACGCCCTGGCATGGTTGTTATTAGGGGGATACAAATAAAAAATGAATCTGGAACAGCAGCAGAAATTGTTTATGTGGCATTTGATACAACTGCTTCAGCTACTACGGGAATACCTGTATTGGCGGGGGCAACATACGAATCCAATTTCCCCGTAGACTTTAGAGATAATGTCTCAATAGTATCTGCGTCTGGAACCCCTACGGTTAGCGGGGTCATTTGGGGAGTTCATAGCTAATGACAACTACTAATATTAAGACCGCAGTAGGAAATATACCCAGCCCGTCAAACTGGGCTGCTAATAATGAGATGTATCAGACCGTTGGTATTGATGCTGCTATACTCCCCATTGAAAAACAAGACAGTGGGCAAGTTACGTTAGAAGATATTGCTGGTGCGCTTGACGAATACAAACGTTTGTTTAAAGCGGGAATAGTATCTAAAGCAGAACTGGCTACCTTAGCTAGAGCATATCCAGATGAATTGAGATACTCCAAAGCCCTTTCTAAACTGAGTGAGGGTGATGCTATGGTATTGGGTGGCCCCGCATCTGTAGAGTTAATTGATAGGGAAGGGCATTTAATTACTACACAAGCTCTAGAGAAAGCTTTCACGAAGTACATGAATAATTTTCGCACCAGGAATACAATGGTACTTCATTCTGATGTCCAAGTTGGGTGGGCCTTACCCGCATATATTTCTAAAGGTGGGCAGATATTTAAGTCTGGTGTGGGAGATAAGGGTCTATTCTTTATTACGGAATTGCGGGATGATACCAAAATTGCCCAACGGGTTATGGATCAAGTTAATGAAGGTAAGCTAAAGAGTTATTCCATTGCGGGAAGTGCCACCAAAGTACAGAATCTTACGAAAGGTTTGCAACCCTACATGCAAGTAGATGAAATGGAACTCGCAGAAGTCACCGTATGTGAGAAGGGTGTGAACCAAAGTGCTAGTTTTGATATCCTTAAAGCTGAGGGTGCTGTTGCCACTTGTATTGATGGTAGCTGCCTTATGCAAAAACAGGAATGTAATGGTAGTTGCCTTCTCCAGAAAGAAGAGGGGCGAGTTACACAGGTAGATTCCGGTTATAGAAATGCTACAGGTGTTGAAATGCAAAATGGAATCATGTGTGGCACATGTAAATTCTTTAACAAAGAAGAACAAACCTGTGATATAGTAGAGGGGACGATTGCAGACCATATGTACTGCAAACTTTTTGCCCCTACAAATGAATCACCAACTATTGATGAAGGAAGGGAGATGGTTATGTTAATGGAAAAGGCTGACGGCTCAATTGATTTTACTGGGTCTTTCTTGGAATGGATGACTAAACAAGCTAAACCTTCACCGACAACAAAGATGGCTGCAACCATCGCAACTCTATTGAATACTGCGGGAAGGCAAGCAGAACACCACCAATTACTACGGGAGTATGGATTCCCTTCTGAACAGCCACAGGAAGCCATGCGGTATACCCCTGTCATAGAAGCTGAAACGGATGACTTCGGAATACCTATACATATGAAACCACCGTGGACAGTGAATGAATCTGGGTCACATCTAGGAACTAAATTAGATGCTGATGCCCCCAGTTATGATACATCATTAGCTTCTAGGGCACACGAAGATTTTAAAACAAATATGCATCCTTGGTATTCTACGGAAATCCCTGTAACTTTCCCCATTAGAAAGTCTTTTTCCAACTGGTTTAGTGATAATAAGTCCCATCTATAATCATGATACATAATATTCCATGCCCATCAGGGTTGACTTTCTGATTTCTTGATGTATAATAAAGTAAATCAAGACGGGGAAGGAGGAATAAATGCTGGCTACGTTACTATTAGTAAGTATGGGTTTGGGAATGGTGTTTTTAATTGGGTGGGTTTCAGGAGAGAAGGGTATGACTTTGGAAGATTGGAAGGCCCAACAGCGCAATAAGACTATACCTCCCGCTTCCAATGTGTATGATCACTATCGTTATCTTTAGGAGGGTATTATGTTCAGACCCCAGATTCTCGTATCTATTTTAATCCTTGGCCTCGTTTCTTTGTACTCCTTACAGTTAGGTTCCATTGAAATCACAACTGGTTGTATCACTTTGCTAGGTGCATTGGGAATGAAGATATTGGAGTCGGAAAAATAAAACATTGGGAGGGATAAGATGGCAGAGTGTTTTTGTGATGTTAATGCATATGCCCTAAAAGGTTCGTGTGAATGTGAAGAAGGGTGTGAGTGTAACTGTGAGATATGTGAGTGTGGAGAAGTTGATGTCTGGTCAGTAGATTTAGCAGAACGTGATTGAGAAGAAGTTACATCCTGTCCTTGTGGCGGGAATTGCACCTGTAAAGGAGACACTAATGAAACTACATAGAGCAGCATTTATGAAAGGGATTACCACGGGAATAGAACTTGCAAGTTTCTTCCTGAAAAAAGATATGTCTAAGTACACTGTTTCTGTTACTGGTATAGTTGATGCAGGAAAAGATTCAGGAATGGTACTGCTATCAGTTATAGATGCTCTTAAAGATGGTAAGCTAAGTCCTGAAGAAACTTTAGAATTGGCTGAACAGTTAACGGTCACTAAAAAAAGTTTGGATAAAGCCCTTACAACTCTCATCAAAGATCTGAAAGATTATGCAATTGAACAAACAAAGGAAGTAAGTAAGAAGTAATAAGGGATTAATAACGGACATATGACTCATAGACTCTTCAGGCTCATCTGGGGAGTAAGGAGGTGATCCAATCTACTCCTTGGGGGCATCTGAAAATGGTGCCCTCAATTTGTTTGACACCCAGCCAACGAGTGTGCTAAGATAATTCCTCATCAAATTTCGGAGGTGTATATGGATATAGAAGATGCTGGAAGTGCCCTAATGTTCTTTTTCGGGTTTGGCTTGTTGGCTTCCCTTATCGTATGAACATGGATGGCAACAATACACCAGAACCTGA